TAATTCTTTGCGGGTCTTCCGCATTGTTTCTGGGCTGGCACCTGCTGCCTTTTTCTGTCGTAGCTTTGCCAAGCCGTCATCGCCAAACTTTTTGCGGGCCGCCTGAATCCTTGGAAAGCCTTCTTCTTCCAACTTGCCTTGGTCTCCAAGTTTGTTGCGCACAGCACCAGCCACACGCTCGCCAGCAGCCTTGCTGCCATAGCGTTCGCCAGCATCCTTGGCAATCTTGGCAAAGTTCTTGCCTGGCTTGCCTTCGTCACGCTCGTTCAACTGCTTGTGTGTGACTTCAGGAGTGGCACGGATGCTGTCTAGTTTTTTGTTTAAATCGTAAAAGAAACTCATTTGTATTATCCTCGGGGTTGTGCGCCAGTGGCTGGCTTGGGTGGACGATTGATCTTGGTCATTGGGCTAGTATCGCCCGTAGCAATATCATTTGTGGTTTTGGCTGCGGGTGTTTTGCCCCCAGCCACGGTGAAGTCTGAACGATAAGCATTTTTCAACACAGCATGATCATAAGGACCAGTTGCGTAGTCTTTCTTCAATGCACGTTGTTCTGCATCAGGTGCAGGGTAGTCTGTGTCACCCAACAAGTCTTTGTTTTCAGCATCAATCTTTTCATACTCATCTACCAGCCCATCCACATAAGGTGTGGTCTGCATGATGATGTGATTGGGATCAAAGCCCAACAACTGTGCCAATTGTTTGATTTGTGGCTCAATGGCTGGATACCGGAAACTGACATCAAACATGGTGACTGAGTCATTTTTGTTGTTGGGGAAGTCCGTGGGGATCACTTGTATAGGGGTGGTCCGGGGATCACCCATCTTTACAGGATCAAATTGATCCAGCTTTTTCTTCAACTGTGACACCAAATCGCCGGGTGGTTTGCCCAGCAGTTTGATACGATAGTTGTATGTACGTTCGCTTTCAGCGAGGTAATGGGCAAAATTTTTCATATCAGGTTCCTGTAACATATTTATTCTTTTTTATCTTTTTGATTGTTGCCGGCCAGCAGTCGATCCAGCAGATCATTACGGCTCAACACCATGCCCTGTGCTGTTTGCATGGTTTCTGGATCACCAACGGTGGCGGCTTTGGCATCTATAACTTGTTGTTGTTGATCTAATCGCATCTTTTTCATCTGCAGATCAATCATCTTCAGCTTCTTGTCCAACTTGGCTGTTTTGGCTGTGATTGCATGCCCCAGCATGTTGCTGGCCACTGAGAAGATTTCGCTGGCAAATCTTGAATCAACTTGCATGCCCAGATCCATGAGATCTTTGTAGCTGTCTTTGGCCAGTTCGGCCAAGCCGTCCATTTCCTCATCACTGCTTTCAAGTCCACGCACACCAGGCAAGGCAGCATCTACTTTGTCTATGTTTTCGTCTAGGATTTGCAGTTGGCTACGCAGGTCTTCCACAGGGAGTGATCCAGCATCCGCCTCAGGGGCATCTTCAGCAGGGAGTAGTTCAAAAAGTTCTTCGAGTTTACGAGTCATGCCCTATTTATAGGTCACGCCCGACCGTTGTGAAACATATCGTTCTCGGTAATAACCCTAAAAGTTAGGCCGTTGTTTCTGGCCCACTTGGTTGCAGCGTCCCATTTGGCATAGTTAATGGCCACAACGGCACGATCTCGGTTGCTCATTTTTGATTCGATCACACTCTGCTTTTTGGGTTTGATTTCGATCAACTCAGCCTTTACGGTGTTGTTACGGGTTCGATAAGTGATCAAGAAATCTGGAATGTACTGTGTGATCTTGCCTGTGAGTGGATGACGATAGGGAATAGCAATGCTTTCTGACGCCCACTGCAACACATTGTCATTGGTGTCGCAAAACTTCATAAAGCTCAGTTCCCAGCCAGATCTGTAACGCGGTGTGCCGTTGCCCGCATATTTCTCACGGTTGATCACAGTATAAGGACCTTGTGCCCAGTGGCTCATGGCAAAGCGTTTCTGGCCTGATAAAAGTTGGGTGTCACAGTGGCGCCCACACCCAACAGTGTGGCTCTTGATCGTATGGCGTTGAGATAGTACGCCAAGTTGACATTTATATTCATGCCATTATTGGTTTTCAACTCTTCCAGCAGTGTCAACACTTGTATACCAGTATCTTCGGCTACTCTAAACAAACTCACTGTGAAATTACCAGCTGCCTGTCGAGTGGTCATGATACTTAAAAAATAACTGTGTACAATATCATACTCGGCAGCAGGTACGTTGACGTCATAATCATAAAATTGATCGTACACACGCACGGTTAGATCTAGGTTGGGGTTGGTGTAATTAACAGTACTCACAAATTATGCTCCAGGATTTGGATTGTTTCTACCTGCGGTCTGTGCCTGACGTGCTGCTTGTTGTTGTGGAAATATCCAACCATCAGCTTTGTTGGTCACTGCTCGAGTGGCACCAGGCAGTGACCCAATTACAACATTTTTGCCCAGGGATGTGGCCTCACTCTTGGTGATGGCTGCAAGATTTTTACCTTTAAAGGTTTGGTTGACTCTGACTGCTTTTTGCGCGGCACCAATAAGACCCAACACACTTCCGCTTTGCAAATCACCAAGAATACCAGCACCAGCATCCAGCAAACCACCCTGGCCAAACACTGTGGCAGTTGACCCAGGTCTAGAAAGCGGACTTGTTGTTGTGTCATAATGGGAAACATCAGCGAACCCTTGAATATTTTGATCGCCGCCACGCTTGCTGTCGCCCACAGCGCCGGCATAGTACTTTACAGTTTCATAAGCAATGGTCATTGAGTTTTGCATGACACCACCACCTTCTGCGTAACTGTATTGATCATGACTCCAGTTTGTGATCAAAGGATTGATCAAGATGTACTCGGCAAACTTGTGTTGATCCATGCCGTAGATTCTAATGTCACGAAAGAATGGTGGTTTGCCAGACGTTGCACTACTGCCGCCGTCATTGTAGGCCTCACCAATGTAGCCCCAGTCGTTGACATTGCCTATTCGTTGTTTGGCGTATATGTCTCTTGAGTTGTATCCAAATCCAGCCTGACGATTGGCGCTGGCACCATTTTCACCATTGTTGTTGTTGGCTTCAAGATACTGCTGGGCAGGATCTTTATAGTAATAGCTCATGTAGTAGTACCACATTTTTCTCACTAGATCGCCACTGGTGTCGTGCAGAGTCACTGACACTGGTTCGTAATTGATTTTCTTTTGTATTATACGTTTGCGGTTGTACTGGTTCAGTGTTTCAGTATCAATATTGTACTTGGGCAAGTCAATGGTTTTTACCGCAAGACTCAACATACTGATTTCATCATTGCCCAGCGCACCTCGTAGAAAAGGAATCTCTTGTATGTTAAGCGTGAAGCTCACATGAAAGAGAAACTTGTATCGGGGCTTTAGTTCGTAGGCGTTGGTGGTAAAAGTTTTGCTTGCGTGAGTGTAATCACGCAAGCTGTTGTTGCCTACGAACCCTTTTAAGAAGTCCTGGCCAAATGTTGGCATTTGTTAGATACCAGCGCCGGTTACCACATCGCCTAAAGTTCTACCAACTTCAGTGCCCACACCAGTACCTTCAGGTGTTTGATTGGCGTTATCGTAAGCAATGCTCATTTCAATTGTGACTGCTTCGTTCGTGCCGTAGTTGAGGTCTTGATAGTTAGCACCTTTGAGGTAGCAGCCATACAGTTCCCAAGTTTCTAACACAACTGGTTCATTGGCACCATTGCCACCATCAAGGATTTCAATCTTGGTTAAAAATTTGTAATCAATACCTGACGCCGCAGAACTCATTTCCAAGAAGTCCATTTGTTTCTGCAATTGCTCGCCAATCAATCTACTCACCGCACCGCTGGCGTCATCTCTAACGCTGCAAGTAATATCTGCCCAGGTATGACGACCAGCCAATTTCAATGTTGAGTTGTAGATCGGCAATGCAATTTCTTCAAAAGTCAAATTGGGACGAGCCACACTGATCACTTGTTTGGTCAATTCTGTTCTGGGTGTACTTACACCAAAATTTTCAAACATCACTCTAAAGCGATATTTGAGCTTGGGCATCAACAGGCCTTGGGTTGGTGAGCTTTGGCCACTTGCCAAGGGTACTGTCATTCTCTGTAATGATGAAACTGCCATTTGTTATATCTCCTGTTGTGTTTATTTACCTGA